AGTTTGTGTTCGCGCAACGTCAGGACTTCGCGCCGGTCGGGATCAGTGCAAGCATCCCGCTCGGCGACCACTTCTGCGATCCAGTTGCGGATCAATTTTTCATTGTCAGACATTGCCGTCGGTGTATGTCATCGTATTTATCACCACCGTCTGACCAGCGGTGAATGTCTTGTTATCGAACGACAGGTCGCCGGAACCCTGGTCGCACGTTCCCTGGACGCCGCAGGTCACGCCATCGTTGGCGTAGATGCGGAACGATGCCGCAACGCCGGCCGCCGCCGTAGTGGACCAGGTGCCCGCTTCCTTGCCTTTGGTGCCGGACGCTGCCGCCGTCATCCAGTCGGAGGCGAAGGTATAGGTGACCAGCGCGCCGGCAGGATCGGCAGCAGAGCACGCGGCGGGCACCGTGCCCGAGAAGATTTTCAGTTTTGCGGTTGTCCCGACCACCGTCTCGATCGCGTCGAGCCGCGCATTGCGAACAGGGACGCTCAATTGGATCGCCATGTCAAAACTCCAAGGTCATGTAGCAGATTGCGGAAACGCCGGCCGCCGCCTTTACCCTGATCCGGTAACTGTTGCCCGGAATGCAATTGATCGGGCGCGGGCGAACGTCGAAGTGATAATTCCCGGTTGGCGTCAAGAATTTCGCATCGTGGACCGTAGTGGCCACAATGGTCCCCTCGCCGCTTGCCGTGTACCCGGTTCCAGTCGTGGTATAGGTCAGGCCCGAGGTACTCGCGAGGATCGGCGTACCCCCGTCGACTTGCATGATGTCAGCGTCCACGCTCGCCGTGACCGTGGCGAAGATCAAAGCGGTGTCCAGCAGCTCGACTTCGATGCCCGCCGCGACTGCTGCCCCGTTGAATGAGATGCCCCATTCCAGAATCCGACATACTTTTGAATTCTTGACCTGGAGCAGGGTCAGGATACCGGTGCCGGTTGCAACCGCCAACAGACTCGCCGTTGTCGGCATCGGCGCGTTGTAGACTTTGTAGAGTGCCATCGTGACCCCTTGAAAAAAGCGGGGGAGCCTTGCAGCCCCCCCGAAATCGCACTCAGACTCAGTCCAGCATCGGCGTGATGCCAGCGGCCGTCGAGAACCGGGCGCCGTAGAGGATGTAATTGACCACCCCCGTCGCATTGACCAGCGCCGTCGACACGAAACGGACGCAGTCAAAGCCGCCGGCGATGTCCAACGTATCCGCGTCCACTTCGACCACGTAGCGCGTGCGTTTGCTGGTCGTCGCGGCGTGCGAGAACGTGTTGGACGTCACCGCGGTCTCGGTCAGCACCTGCGCGATTTCTGTCTGCGCCGTGGTCAGGTCGAGCGACCGCTTCATCCGCGTGAAACCGAGCGCCTTCGCGCCCGACGCGGCGACGTCCGTCGCCTGGTTGAGCGTCACCACGCCGCCGGTCACCGACCCCGTCGACAGGGCGTCGGCGACGATGACCAGTCGCCGGTAGTTTTTCAGCGAGACCCACGTTGCGGCCGTCCAATCCGACCCGAGCGTCGTTGCCTGTACCAGATACGCCTGCTCGACAAACAGGCCATTCAGAGAGATTGTCATTGCAGTTTCCTTTGGTTAGCCGTCAGGCGTTGGTTACCGGACCGCGCAGGTGACGAAGTGCGACAGCGTGTTGCTGCCGCTCGCGCGCGTAATGGCGGCCGACAACCACGGCTGGCCGCTCATCCGCATGACGAAGCGGAACGCCGTCACGTTCTGGTCGAAGAACAGATGGATCGACGTGTCGCTGCGCACCCCGCCCGACTTGACCACCGTCAGGTATTGCGAGAGATCCGCGAGAATCACGTCGCCGACCGTCCCGACCGTCTTGCACGCTTCGGTCACGATGATCGGGCGCCCGAGCAGGGTGCCGTAAGCCGACCCGCCCGCGAGTCCGGTGGGAGCCAAATACAGCGCGCCCGCTCCGGCCAGCGATGAGTCGGCCCGCTGTACGTCAATGCCCATCGCCATCACAAAAGGGATCACGTCCATGTTGACCAACCAGACCGCGCGCCCGAACGACGACGCCGGCATACGCGCCATCATCTTGATCGCGTTGCGGCCGTGGAACGTGGCCGCGGTTTGCGCCGGCGCGGTTTCCTTGGCCACCGATACCGTGCAGGCCGCACCGAGGATGCCCAGCGGTTGTCCGACGCCGCTGCCATTGATGATCGCGTCGGTCACCTTGTAGGACATCTTCTCGCCGGCTTTCTTGGCGACATAGCTGCCCATCGCGGCGGTGTCCTCCAGCAATTCATCGGTCACCGGCACCAATGCCGTCAAGCGGTGTAGCTTGAGCGTCACGTCCTTGAGCAGCGGCTTGCTCTGCGTCATGGCCTGCGCTTCCGAATCCCAGTACGCCAGGATTCCGCCGGTCGTTTGCCAGGCCGTCGTTTCGTCGATCGGGAAGGTGATCGAATTGCCGGACACCGGCTGTTGATCGGTGCGGGCGAGCAAAGACTCCTCGCCGGTCACCAGTGCGGTAATGGTGCTGCGCCATTCCGGCGGGACCGCGAAGCCGCCATCGCCGCCGATACCCTCCGAGCCGTAAGTCGTCAGCGCATTCTGCACCAGGCGCGCGTCCGGTTCCGATGGATTGGTAGCGGCACGCCGCACGGAATTGCAGAACTCGCCGAAGTCGCGGAAGCCCCAACGCTGGCGCTCTTCCACGGTCGTGATGCGCGTGTTGCGCATACCGCTCGAGGCCGGCACCACGGCGTTTTGCAGTTCGAGGTTGGGCGCGGGTCCGATCGACGGCGGGACCACGCGCGCTTGCGGCGCGGACAGCCGCGATTCCTGCGCGTCGAGACGCACCCGCCGCGCGATGTCGGCCTCCACCGTTTCGAACTCGTTGAAAATCGCTTCCAGTTCGGTTTGCTCTTCCGTTTTCAGGTCGCGCTTCTCCGCGTCCGCCTTCGCCTGAATGCTCTTGCCGATTTCCTGCAATTCGACAAGCCGGGCTTGCAGTTCTTGGATCGTCTTCATTCCTGGCTCCTAAAATAAAACCGGCTGGAGGCCGGTCCCTGTATCGGCTTGTCGCCGCCTATGCCGATGATCCGGCCATTCGTTTTTGCTGCAATGCAAGTCTCACGCTGGCAATGTCGCGTGCCGGCGTGGCGTTCGCATCCGCCCGCTTCGGCGGATGCTTGAAATTGAACACCGTCAGGTCGACGTAGGCCGCAATGCGCTGCTCTTCTGTCGTGGCATCCGAAAAGCCGTGTTGTCGCGCTTCCTGTGCGGTCATCCACGTTTCGTTGGCCATCATGTCAGCCAGCGCCGTCGCATCCTTGCCGGTGCGGTTGGCGTAGGTGTCGACGATCTGGCCCTTGATCTGGTCGAGCAGGTCTGCCGTCTTGCGCATATCCTGCGCGCTGCCCGCCGACATGCCATAGGGATCGTGGATCATCATCGTGGCATTGCTCGCCATGCGGATTTCGTCTCCGGCCATCGCAATCACCGAGGCGATCGACGCCGCCACGCCGTCAACATCGACCTCGATGCGCGCGGGGTGCCGCGCCAGAGTGTTGTAGATCGCCAGTCCGTCGAATACCGAACCGCCAGGCGAATTGATGCGCAGGTTGACCACGTCGACCTTGCCGAGCTTGTTCAACTCGTCGGCAAACGACTTCGCCGAAATCCCGCCGAACCACGGATCGGCGCCGACCTGATCGTACAGCCAGATCTCACCGCTGCGATTGCCGCGGTTTACGAATCGAACATTGGGCTCACCCATGAGCGCGTCTCCAAGGAGGTGTTCTGAGGACGGTAACCGCCGAATCTTCCGGCGCAGTTGCCGAAGTCGTCGCGTCCGTGGTGTCTTCCGGATCTTCGGCGGGCGCCGCTGCCGCTCCGGTCGTCGGGCGCTCTTCGCCGGCTTCCATGTAATTCATCGGCTGCAGGTAGATGTCGCCGTTCTCGATCGGCCCCATGTTCTCCAGCCGCCGCACATCGTTTGCCGACAGCCATCCGCCAAGACGGCCTTTCTCGTAAGCGTTGAACCGGCTCATCACGTCGCCGCGCAGCAGGGTGTCGATGTTGAGGCGCGTGGACTTGGTCACCTGCAACCCATAGCCGATCAACTTGATGTCGACCTCTTGCTCGAGCCGGCGGCACCACGGCAGGATGGTGTCCGTCACAAACTCGATCGCCTGGTGCTCGATGTTCGAAAACGTGGCGCGCTGCAGATCGGCGACCTTGTGCGGCGGGACGCGGAACCAGCGGCATATTTCCAGCACATCGAAGGCGCGCGATTCAAGGAACTGCGCATCGAGCATGGTCATCGACAGCCGCTCCAATTCCATGCCTTCCTCGAGCACCACGGTTTTGGCAACATTGGTCGGCCCGCTATAGGCCGCGTTGAACGACTTTTTCAGATAGTCCTTGGCCTGTTCCGAGAGTTTCCCCGGATGCTTCAGGGCGATGCCGACGTGCGCGCCGTTGGCAAAGAAGTTCGCGCCGAACTCGCCCATTGCCAAGCCGCTGCCGATCGACCGCCGCGCCAATTGCAGCACCGACAACCCGTAGTGACCGTCGCTGCCGAGTCCGTGCACGTGCAGCATATTGGCCGCGGGAATCTCGCGCTCGTAATCTTCAGCTGAAACACAGAAGCGCAATTCGCCGGCGTCGTTGTGTTTGATGGTGACCGGGGTTCGCACCTGGTCCAGCGGCCACAATTCGATCGGGCGTCCGCCGCCATCGCGCACAATCTCGGAGTAGTGATTGCCGTAGATCATGGCGTGCAGAAGTGCCGTCTCGCGCCAGGTGAACGCCGTCATTTCCGGGTTCGCCTGCGAGTTCAACAGCCTGATTAGTTTGTCGTTCAGCGACCGCTCGCGCGTACCGTCGGGCTTGTTGTTCATCACATGCCAGCCGAGGGTGGCAATCGTCTCGCTGATGATCCGCGCGCAAGCCCATACCGTAGCGTGCGTCAGTATCGTCGCCGGATTGACCACCATGCCCGCGTTGCGGCCGTAGAACAAACCTTGATACGTCGGCGTCCTCGGCTGCGGGACCAGGTTCACGAGTTTTCGGATCCAATCGAACATTAGATGAGCACCAATCCGCCTTTTTCGTAGATGGAAGGCCCAACCTCGGCCACCTTGCCCGCCGCGCCCAACGCCATCGCCAGCGCCACAATGCCGTCGATGCGCCCCGTCGCCTTGCTCTTGTCCAACTTGCGGTTATTCGCCGGGTCGCGCGTGGCGACCGCATTCGCCGCGCACCAGGTCAGGATCGGATTCCCGCCGTGCAGGATCTTCCCCGACGCCACCGCCGCCTCGAGCGAATCCAGCGCCGGGCTCATGTCCTTGTACCCCTGCCCGAATTCGGCCAGCGGCACCGCGATGCTCCGCGCGTCGAGTTCCTTTTTCAGCACGTCGATGCGCCAGCGGTCATAGGCCACCGCCTGCAGATCACACTCGCCGGCGATCTCCCCCAGACGTTCCGCGATGAAGCCGTAATCCACCGACGCGCCGGGGGTTGTTTCCAAGATGCCTTGCTGCGCCCATAGGTCGTAGGGCGCGCGATCGCGCCGCGCCCGGTCGGCAAGTCCGCGCTGCGGCGCCCAGAAGTACGGGCGCACGTGCCAGACCCCATCGCCGTCGCGCGCTGCCAGCACCAAGGCGGTCAAGTCCTGCCGCGCGGACAGGTCCAACCCGGCCCATACCGAACAGGACTCGAACACTTCCGGCAAGGGGTCGCCACCGCACGCTTCCCATGATGTCCTCGAAATAAATGGATTCGACGCATTGACCCGCTGGTTAAGCACCAGGTTGCGGTACGCCGCCTCCGCCGCCGGCATCCGCCGTGCCGCCTCCGCCGT